TAAAAGTGTCTGAAAAGGTCTAATAACGGTGTTATCCATTAGAATACTTGCAGTCTTTAATTCATCAGCATTATTTCCTAAACCGCTACTGTCTTTAATACCTAATAACATAGGACTTACAACCCTATGTGCTACCATAATTTTTTTACCACTCTCATCACTTAGGAATTGGTATTGGTTATGCGCTTCACTTAATTGTATTGGCTCAATCGTTGCAGCACTCTCTGGGTTATCGTTAAACGCTAAAATAAACTTACCTGCGTTACTACTTCCACTAAACTTTTGATATATTCTATTTTCTAACATTTGGCGTTCCTCTGCATTAGGCGTACCATTGTTGAAGTTGATAAGCATACTCGGTGCAAGTCCGTTAAGTATGTTGTTTAAGTGGTAGTTGGATATTTCTTCTTCTAACTCTGCATATTGTAATCCACCTTGATAGTCTGGACTTGAATAGTATTTATATCCTGCTCTGTATGGCTTTACATACACAATCTCAATAGCTTCTTTTGAGTAACCAAAAGTAGGTATTCTTGTGCAGTCCTTTACGTTCTTAACTTTACTCCAATCATCAGAGTAGTAATACGCTTCTATCTCGCCCTTTTCGTTGCATTTCTCGGCTCTTAAATTCTCAACAGGGATATGTTCTACTTGTGCCACAGTCTTGCGGTCTTTTGAGTATATAACCTGCATCGAGCATTGACCCATAAGTTTAAGGTCATAGCACAATTTACGCACACAATCCTTGTGAAATAAAGTCATCATTTTAGCATACGCTTCAGGTTTTCTGTTGCTGTCTAAAGCACTTAAACCTTTTCCGTATATCATCTCACTAATACCATTTATAATAGCGTTATTTGTAGGGCTACCATTGTAACGGTCTATTAGATAACTAAAATAATTGTTATCAGTACCATACGCCACCCACTCTTTATTTGATTTTTCTACAATCTCTGGGCTTGTATAGGTGCTTAAATTAACTACTCTTAAATCATTCATAATATAATATAATCATTGTCAAAACTATCCTCTTGTACATACTCATCTTTATTGATAGAGTAGTAATCGTTGTTAGTTTGGTTTATTGTTTGGTCTGTGCAAAATACTTTGTCTTTGTATATTACTGCACTTCCGTTTTTAACTTCTAAAATGTAAAAATCGCCTTCCGTTAGTGTTCCAAAAACCGCATTAAAACTCATATAGTTTTTATCAGTAGTTGCAGTTGGTGTTACACTTACATTTGCGCCTGTGCTTTCACTTGTTAAATTTACAGTAATTGCACCCTCAATATATTGTCGTGGTATTATCTTAAAGGTCTTATTACCGCTTGTAGTTATTAGCTTCATATTAATATATAAACAAAACTAAATTATTTTGTATTGTATGCATATAAAAAAAGGGCTACCTAAAAAGATAACCCTTTAATTTAAAACCCTAATTTATTATGCAGTTGGGTCAATCTGTGTTGCAGAAGCATCATCAGTAATAACCGCAGGTGTTACAAAATAAGGTGGCGCAGTTTCTTGTGCAACCGCTGTAATTGTATATCCTGTTAAATCCCCCATAGCTGCACCTGTTACGATAGTTCCACCATTTACATCAGCTCCGTGTTCTAAGCCCATAAGAAAATAGTTTCCGTTATAGTCCTCGATAGCAATGTGTGGTCTTGCGTGTGCAATTAGTTTTAGTTCTTCTTGTGTCGCTTTGTCTTGGAAAGTCAAAGTTAAGTTTAGTGTACTTTCATAAAAAGTAGTACCATTCTCACGAGAAGAATTTATAGCGGTTTCTAAAGATGAATTTCCTTTTACATCAAATTGAAACCATTCTGGCGTACCTGCTAAAGCAGTAATTTCACCTGCAGCGATAGTTGCTTCGCCTAAAGTACCAAAATCAGCAAAGTAAATAGTTTTAATACCACCTACTGCGCTTTTGCAAGGTACTTTTCTTCCTGTAGTTAATGAACAAGCCATATTTTTAAAGTGTTTTTAAATAAAAAAGGGTAGGGCAAATTCCCCACCCCTTTCTACGTTAGTTAGTTAATTAATTTTAGTTAGCAGAGTTTGTGATACCATAAGTAACAATATCCCCAACTTGAGCATACTGTACACCTGCAGTAAATCGCATTACTACTCTTACATTCATACTTCCGTCTATTTCGGCTTGGTCAATCACACGCACCTCATTCATATCATTGAGTAAACCTGTGCCAAAAAACAAGTTAGATTTTTCAGCAGCGATAGCAGTATTGTCAGCTAAACCTGCGGTTGGGAAAATCTTAACTCCATCAAAGAATAAATCGCCAAGTACTTGGTTGTTTCCTTTGTTGTCATATCCATTAGCACCAACACCTGAAGCACCAAATCCACCTAAAGCACGAACATAAGCACGATAGATATTTTGTGCAACGTAAATATGCAAATCTTCCTTACCATAAACAGCAGAAGGAATAGCATCTACAATCAAACCAAGTTGCGCCACAACGTTTGAAGCATCTACAGTTGTTCCTGCAATTTCATTTGCAGCAGGTAAATCAGCATCTTCAGCTAACAATGTAGAAAAACCGTCAAACTGACCACCACCAACTGCATCAGTATCGCCTGTCCAAATGTTTCTTTCTGTACGGTCTGCTACTTTTGCAGCAACGTGAGCCAATACAAAATCAGAAAAGTTTGCAGGTAGATTATCGAAAGCACTAAAGCCCATTTGAGCAGCTTCCCAATCGCTATGCAAATCTTTCTTACAAATGTCAAGGTTTACTTGAAATTCCTCTGGTTGTAGGATTTTTTCAGTTAGTGTTAAAGTTCCTTGTCCTGTTTGAAAATCACAAGTAGCATCTCTAACAATATTATCAGTAGATGCTTTTTTAAGAACTGACTTAAATTTTACATTAGGCATTACAGTAATACCGCCTTTGTCTAATGTGTCTGCGGAAAGCAACGCTGCGGCTACATATTTGCCGCTGAATTCCCCGCTATAGCTTGATGATACAATGTTTACACTCATTTTATTTTAGTTTTTAGTTGTTTATTAATTATTAAATTTTGTCATTACTCTATCCAATGTACTCATTCTTCTGTTTTGTGAGATATTGAATTTAGATAGGTTTTGTTTTGTTTCTGGGTTAGCTTGAATTGGCTCAGCAGCAGGTTGGTTTAGTTCTTCTTGTACTTCCTCTGGTACTTCGCTTAATTCTACTTTTTCGTGTTTGCAAAGTTCTTCGGTCATAAGGTTTCCTAATTCGTCTGCGCTTAAATCCTCTTTTGGCTCTAACATTGCTTTAATTTCTTCAAGCATTGATTTAACCTCCGCAAGTTCTTCTTTAGTAGCGTAAACCTCTTTTTCTTCATCTTTAGCTTCAACCTCTACTTCTTCGGTTTCTTCTTCTTCCGCTTCTTCGGTTTTAATCTCTGCAATTAACCCCTCTTCGGCTACTACTAAAATACGTCCGTCCTCTAATTGGTATTCGCCAACAGGAACAGCTACTTTTTCATCTTCGGTAACAATAAAAATTTCCTTACCTGCCTCAAACGCTTCTGCCTCTAAAACAGTTCCGTTTTCTAACGCTTGTTGTTCTAACTTAACTTCTTCGCTAAGGTTTAGAACTTCTTTGATTTTACTAATCATATCGTTTGTGTTCATATTAATATATAATGGTTAAAAATTAATTTTGCATTTTTAAATATATCGTTGTGTTCTTTGTATAAAGAAAATAACATCCCAAATTAAAGCAGTACCACCTACTGCGGTTATTTTTGGTGTAACACCATTAGCAACAAAATCAGCATCAGTATAATATTGAAATAAACTGTGAAAATTTTGTGTTGTATCGTTTCCTTTGTAATATGCCATAGACTGATTAACTCGCTCTATATCCCCGCTACCCTCTAAAGAAAATTCTAAATGTGTATTATTTGAATTTGCAGCAGACGACTTAAATACAATAGTTAGTATATAAGCATCATTGGTATTAACTCCTAAAAACTTATTAGTTGCAGTATCATAAAAAGTATAATCGCCACTCGTTACATTATTACCTCCGTTGTTAGGTAGTGTAACTTTAACCCCATCAGCTAAATTTAATTTATTAGATGAAGTATAAACCGTATCGTCAAATCTATTCCACCCTAATTGGTTATAAGCTACTAAATCAGAAACAGTAATTTTTTTTGTTTGCCCACCATTAACAATAGCTAAAACGTCATCATTTGTTACAGATACAACTTCTGTTAATTCGCTTATTTTTTGGTTTGCCATTATGTTATAATTTTATCGTTATTTTCCTGAAGTATTAAATCACTATTTTCTTGTGCTAAAAAGTTAGGACTTACTGTACTACCTATGCCTTGCGCCCTTAAACTACCATCACAACATTTAATAGAATAGGTATTGTCCTCACATAAACACGCTCTACGCCCACCTTTTGGACTTGTTCTACTTGGTGTAAAAAATCTTTTTAATCGTTTCAACCCTGTCCTCTATTTAGTTTCTTATAGTTCTTACTTGACTTTAATTGACTTGTTTTGCTTTTAGCGTGTACGCCTTTACGCTTTACTCTTTTGCGTTCTATTTTAACCGCTACCTTACGCATCTAATTCTTTTAATTTACTATTTGCCCAACGTAATCCTGCCTTACCACCCCATAATAAATATGAAATAGTTCCACAAGCGGTTGTGTCGCTTTCGTCATAGTATTCCTCTGCTCTTGACAAATAGGAATACATTCGCTTAATAGTTTCTAAACTAATAGGTTTGCCTTGTGCTAATTGTTGCGCCCTTACCTTGCCTACTTGCGTTGCGCATTTGTTGTTTACTTTTTCGTTTAATTCTAAACCTCTTTTAGCGTTGTTCTTTACACCACTTGGATAATCGGTATAACTTTCCAAAACCATCTTTTTGCCACCCTTTACTCGCTTATCGTTTTTTATGATGGCTCGTATCTCGCTAAGTAAATACTCCGCTTCGTCTTGGTCTATTTCTTTTAATAGTTCATCACTACTAAAGTCGTTTATTTTTTCCTGTGGGCGTTCCATCTTATCAGCGAAATACCCCTCAATACTAAACCCTTTAACCTTACCTGTCTTTACAAACTCATTCCAGATTTGCTCGTTGTTTACCTTAACACTTCCAACCCACGTTCCTAAAGGTAAATCCATTCCGTATTTTACAGATTTGTCGTGTACCTTGTCCTCTACTATCCAACTTTCTACTAAACTAAGTCCGTTTATTTCGTATTGGTG